ATTTATCTTTCCCTGTTCGAAATCCCCTGATTTATGTGGATTTTCGCCTTTCTATATATTTTTCAAGTACCAATTTGCGTACCAATTTTATATTACTTTTAACCCAAATTCAATATTTTCTATCTCTTTTGCTTTCTCATCATCAGTCACATGGACGTATAAATTCATCGTAATTCCTATATTTGAATGACCTAAAATCATTTGTAATGTCTTTGGTCTCATTCCTGATTCGATACATCTTGTGGCGAAAGTATGTCTCAAAACGTGCATGGAAAACCTAGGGATCCCCGCCTTATCACAATAATAAAAAAGTTTCGTGTCATATGCACTATTTTTAGTTGGCGTTCCTTTTTTACACAAAAAAACTGTATCAGAGAACTCTATCGGTATTATTTTTATCTTTTTCAACTTTTCTTTTTGATTTTTAAGAATATTTATCGCTTCATGTGTAAGAGGAATATCGCGAACGCTATTTTTTGTTTTCGGTTCTCCGATACGCCATTCCCTGTAACAATGTCGATATTCCATTGTTCTTCTAATATGCAAAATTTTGTTCTTGAAATCGATATCTGACCATCTCAATCCTATCAATTCTCCTACTCTAAGTCCGGTCTGCAAGACAAAAGCATATTGATTATAATTACTACTATCTTTAACTGTTTCTAAAAACAACCTCTGTTCATCAATCGTCAGAGCTCGCTTTTCCTTTGGTTTTCTGCCGCTTGTGCATTTAACACTCTTTGTTACTGGGTTTTTAGTAATCAGTTCATTTTCTAAAGCGCTGTCAAACATCATCCACATAACAAGCCGACTATGTTCGATAACAGAATTTGCATATTTTTCTGACATATTATTAAGAACATTTTGGCAATGTAAAGGCTTTATATCCTTTAAAAGCATATCACCTATATGCTGTTTTATATTCTTTTCATATCTCTCGTTATAGTTTCTCCTTGTGTTATACCGTATATTATCGCCCTTTACGTTATCAATCCAATACCGATACCATGCTTCTACTGTCGGATCGTCTCCGTTAAGAACATTTCCATGTTCATCGTCGAACTGTGCGTCCGCCATCCATTTTCTGCACTCTTGCAACTTAAAAAACTCTCTTTTTATTCGTTTACCATTTCGTTTAGTAAATCTCGCCACATATTTGCCATTTTTTATCTGACAAATTCCAACGCCTAACTCCTTTCCTTTCAGATCTTTTCCCATAAAATAGCTCCTTTCTAAAGAAAAAAGCCTTAATACAGTAATTCATATATTACCACATAAGGCTTTATAAGTCTATATTTCTATTTGATTGCCAATGTATTTTTCAAACTCTTTTCTTCTTATCAACCTTTTTCTTCCTATATATATAACAAATGGACATTTTGGCGAGTTTGATATCTCCCTTAATTTATTTACTCCTATGTTGCTATATTCAGCAGCTTCTTCTAGCGTTAAATTCATCTTCTCCCAAATTGGAACTCTGTTTTTCATATTCAAATCGCTTCCTTCTACTTTTTCTTTAATTACTGATATTTTTCTTCCTACCGTTGCAATAGAACACCTTATGTATGAGGAAATTTCCTCATAACTTTTTTCTTTTACCAAGCAATCTAAAATTTTCAATTCTTCATCTGTAAAGTTGCATATATTTTTTAATTCTTCAAGTTCTGGCTTAGTCAATGAGGATAAGTATTTTCCTAATCTCATAAGCCATTATTCCTTTCTTCTAAATTGATATATTTTTTCGTTTAAGCCAAGATTCTGCTGTTTCTCTTCGCATCTGCTCTCCCTGCTCCCGGATCAGCACCGCAGCCTGATATGGCTTGTGATTCATCTGACGCTTTGCCGTCGCGGATGGATCATGCTCTGCCATCTGCTCAATTCCGCGTTGCCGGATGCTCTCTGCCTGCTTCCGGCGCTGTGCTTCGTTTGTTTTGGCCTTTCTCAGCATTTCTTTTCCTCCTTGTATGGTTCTGGAAGAGGTTGCCATGCAATAACATTATGCTTATTTGTATACCATCTTTCTCCCTCTTGTTTTCTAGTCCACCATTCTTTTTCGCAATTATTATACACTCCCATACATACTTCTCCATCTTCAAGAGTAACCAGTTGCATATCATAGATTCCTTTATGATTATCTTCCGGTAACCGCCCTTGTACCGGAATCCAACCGTTATCATCACAAGATACCTTTGCTTCTCCGTAAAACTCAAAGTAATCATTAAGCCATTTAACAACATAATCCAATTTGAAAGAACTATACCCTATGGTGTATTCATCTTCACCGACTTTTTTAAACTTAATATGATAATATGGTTTTCCATCAATTTGTCTGGTTATTATCTCTGCGCTTGTTACTTTCTCTTTTTCAACTTTTTCCATTTCAGAAATAGTTTCATCCATGTGTGAACGGATAAACTCTGTTGCTTCTTCAATTCCTTGTACAATATATGTACATTTATCCTCTTTGTTTCTTCTTTGATACTCAACGATATCGTCAAGATCGCATTCGTATACATCTTTTGTATATTGCGTTACCTCTTCCAAAATCTTCTCTAGTACATTCATAATATTAACTCACCTCTCAATGCTTTTTCATTTCTTAACCTATGCCATAAAGCAACTCCACTATTGTCTGTACTAATTTCTTTTTTCCAGCTATCCCAATTTGCTGGAATAAATTCAACCCACTCTTTATCTGGCATTGATATCGAAAGATCGTCTCTCGCTTTATCATCTACATTTAAAGGCGGTTTCCAAAGATTTATGTAGTATATTTCATACAGATTCATGTCAGCTTCAGTATCAAATTCTGTATATTCAATCTTTGTGACATTATGAATATCTATTGCTCTGTGCATTGGCTTTGCGAACATATGACCACGTATCCTTGCTTGTAATGGTTGTTTAGTTCTTCCAACATATGCCAGACAATTTCCGTACCAAATTCGATATAAAATAAAACCTTTTGGACTTGACATCATTCCACCTCCATTAACGAAAAATAGTTTTAACCAAAGACTTATATTCATTCATCTAACCTCGGCATCTTCTGGTTCTACAGATTCTCCAAGGAAACTCAATTTACTCACTTATTTTTCTTCCTGTGCGAACTTGTAATTTAATTCAAGAAGTTTCTCAAAAGTCATATCGTCTTCTCCAAGATACAAACATTTGCATTTACCAAAACGTTCTGTATATTTTTTAATTCTTTCTGGTCTGTTCTCGTATAAATCACCTTTTGCATAATACTTAGAAGAACACAAATGAGATGCTAAACATTCTCCTTCTTCCGTAATCAAATAATAAATACCGTCAATATTTTTTATTCCATTTGTGCTATTACTGCATACATATAATTTCATATTTTCCACCTTTCCGTTCCCAACAGTCACTCGCAGGGAACTCAAATATATTATTCCGACCAATCAATCTTCTGTCCACAATCACAAACCGTCATAGTATCATCAATAATTTCATTGCAACAAGGACATCTGCCAACAGCTCCAACAACGATACCATTATCTTTGACCAGACTTCTTTTTACTGCTTCCTTTGGCAACTGCTTTTCCAGTGCTTCGATTGCAGTTCTGGCATTATCGGCAACCATTGTATGATCACATCTATCATAGTTATCGCACTCTTCACACACTGTATCGTCTGCAAATGATTTCATGCAATATATCGCTTCTCTAACTTTCTTTTCGTCCATCTAATCACTCACTCCAATCTAATCTTTGTCCGCACTTAGGGCAGAAATCATAATCATCATAATCTACTTCATAATGTTCTTCACAATTCGGACATATCCATGTATCATAGATTATGCTTCCCTCATTGTCATATCCATCGCCTTCGTAATCCGGATTCTTCGCCGTATCCCTTTCTTTCAGTCTATATGCTTCCTCCGGATCCAGACCACTCTCCTCATAGTCTTTCAGCTTGCACAGCGCACCGTATATCTTTTCTTGTGTGTTCTTTGTAATGATCTGCCCCACATAGGTATCTTTCCACGGCAGACCTTTCAAGCACCAGTTTCCTTGTTCATCCTGTTCGGTTAATCTTCCCATCTTGTCCATCACCTCACCCCTCCAAAAAAATCATCAATTGTCATTTGCCCCGGGATATTATCGTCTTCCATCCACCAAAGAAAAACTTCATATCCATCTTTCCATTTGCTCTCTTTTCCTCTTCTTTTCCGTTCTTCCAACATTCTGTCAAAAGCGTGGATATATAGTTTCTTATATTCCGGGAAGTCTGCAAATTCTTTATAACGCTTCTTGCTTGCAAGCGGACATCCGATACATCCAACACGATCATATCCACATTGATAAAGTTCACATGTTTCGATATGCTCTGAATTTATAAATTCCCATATATCCGAATGCGTCCAGTCTATGATTGGATTGACGACCATTTTATTCTGTTGCATACACAACTCACTCATTCGTCTCCGTGAATCATTGTCATTCATAAGTACAATCTTGGAAAAATGTTCTTTCTGATTTGGCGCCGAAAATTCATTCCATTTTTTTCTTGAAGTGCTTTCATCCCACCTTACTCCTATGGCTATATATCTGTTTGCGCATCCTGTTTCTTTTAAAACAGAACAACAATATCTTGCTATTCTCGTTGGCGGCATTAACTTTTGCGGTATCAATTTCCACATGCTTGTACGTTCTCCTTGGTATGTTGGTTTTTCAATCTCGCACTTGATACCATCCAGTTCTAATCGTTGGAATACCTCTCGTATATGCCTTACCGTCTGCGGTGCATCTGCTGTCGTATGGCTGTTATGCACCTCAAACGGAATACCGGATCGTTTGAATAGTTCCAGCATTACATCCGAATCTTTACCGCCAGAATATGTACAAACAAGCGGTTTTTTGTAATGATGTAAACTCATGTCAGATGCCGTTTTTATCCTTTCGATCGCTTTTTGCTCCTTATCCATTTGTATCGTCCTTTCCGCAGCAGTACCCGACCAGATACCCGATCAGGAACGCTATCAAAATAATTATTACCGATGCCATCTTTACACTTCTTTTTCCTTTCTCACAAATCCCTTTAAAACATTTACTCCCGTTTCATCATACAAAGCTTCATTGATTAAAATGAAATAATCACTATCATTTTCTGCGTAATGTAATTGCTGCGTTGCAAAATCAATAAACCTCAAAATCCTACGCTTTGAATATCCCTCATATCTATGAAGGTAATCTGCTGTTATGAGGAAAAACAAGTCCATAGCATTTCTTACATCTTGATTGAACTTTTCGTCTGCTTTCTGTTTTTCTATTCGCTTATGTGCATTGTTTGCCCAACTCATTTACCTTTCACCCTTTTCTTTCTCTTTCGTTTTGAACCGGCATACATGAAAGCTGCCATATTACCAGTCTTGTATCCAATCGACTGCTTCCTTGGACTTCCATTAAAACTATGCTTGATTGTTTGTGCCATTTCTGTTCACCTCCATCAATTTGCTTTCAAGTGAATCCATGTCGTACTGCCTACGCTCAAAATTATTAAATTTATTCTTTTCATTCTTATTATTCTTTCTTTCTTGTTTGTGCGCTTTTGATGTTCCTTTTGTGTTCTTTTGTTGCTCCTTTGCTGTTCCCTGATACTGATAAATATCATAATTCACAATGGTTATTGCTGTTCTCTTATTGTTCGCATCTCGGACGATCATGGATTCACTTTCCAGAAACTTCAAGAACAACTGAACCTTTTTTCTGCCCCATCCCCATCTGTCCATCAATTTCAGTTCAGACGTGATAAAACTACCACGCTTAATTTCTTCTACCTTATTCCCGACCATGCATTTATTGTCTGAATGATTCGCCATAAGAATAAGGTCAATCCACGCTTGCCCTTTTGAAAACGGCTTATCACTCCATATTTCGTGATACAAAATGTCTCTATGTATTTTTATCCAACCGCTCATACCGAGACCTCAATTCTTTGTTCTTCAAGTTCTGTATTCTTAATCAAACGCTTTTTTCTTCACTCAACAGTTCCTTAAACTTCTCAAACTGTCGCTGCGAAATCTTGTTATTCTTCTTATCGTCCCTAATTTCGATTTTAAGGTGCTTTTCTGCGATAGACGATAATTCCCTAGCTAGATTAATTCTTCCTTGTTTTAAACCGTCTCTGTAACCTTTCTGCGGTCGATAATCTGCAATCTGTGCCTTTCCCTCGCCTTGACTTCCAGAAGTTTTATTTCTTAACTGATAACCTTTATCCGCATACTGCTTAATCCATAACTGCTCCATTTTATCAAGCAAATTTGTTGTATAGTGTCTAAAATTCACTTTCCACCCATACGGATTCTCTTCTGAATACAGACCATGCTTTTTCAGCGACAAATCAATATGCTGATAACCGACAAGGTGTTGCGCAAGTCTAGTCAAAATGTGTACTGCTTGTCCGATGTAAGCGTATCGGAAACCTTGTTCATCTTCTCTTGTCAGAAAGTAAATTCCACTTTCATCATCTAACCTCGAATTAACCTCAAGCAACCGTTGTTTATTCTTTTGCTCAATAGCCTTTATTTGTCTAAAGTTTTGATAACTCAATCTTTGTCACCGCCTTCTTTTAATTAAATGGTAATTCTTCGTCTATTCCATCAGGAATGTTCATGAACCCCTCCGAATCGGTAGGCATATTACCAAAAGGTGACGGACCAGCCTGCACATTGTTATTCTGCTGATTCGCATTTTTGCTTTCTGCAAATTCCTGTTGCTCAACGAAAACATACGCTGATTGTCTTTTGTTTCCGTACCTGTCTGTGTAGTTATCAATCTGCATGCGACCACGAACGATCATCTTCACACCTTTTGTGATATACTTTTCTGCAAATTCAGCAGTTTTCCCAACTACCTTGCACATGATAAAATCTGTTTCTTTCTCTCCGTCTTTTTTGTACGGTCTATCAACTGCAAGTGTGTAATTTCCAAATGCTGTTGACTTTTCGCCTGTGGAATATCTCACTTCTGCGTCTCTGACCGCCCGACCGACAATTACAATGCTGTTCATTCCTTATCCTCACTTTCTGCAAGCTCTTTTATAATGTCCGGTATAATCTGCCGATACATTCTCTGCTCCTGCATGAAGAACGCACACGCCCCAATCGCTGATTCTTCACTTTCTCCATGACCGACATTCTCGATTGCCTTATCTGCTAAAATTCTGCACTTTTTCGCAGATTCTTCGCAATGCGAAAGAATATCTTTGACTTTTAATGTTTCTTTCATTTCTCACCTAAAACGGTTCCAACCGTAATTCCCTTTCTATACCTTTTTCTGCTACCCACACATCTACATCACAATCGACCAATTCTTCTATTTCCTCTCTGAATCGTTCAGGATTTCCATTCTGTGAACTTAAATGCAGTAAGCCCACACTTCTTAGCATTGGACTGTTAATCGTCTGTATGAGCCTTTTACAAGTTTGTAATTCCATGTGTCCTTGCAGTACATGATTTGTTTTACCTTGATTTTCTTCCACATCTAAGTAATCCTCGGAATAATTGCACTCGATCATTGCATGGTTGATACCCATTTTTGAGAAATCATATTTGCAATATTCTGCGTCTGTAATAAATAGCAAGCAACCTATTTTTTCATGTTTAATCAAGAAACCGTCACATTCTGTACCGTTATGTGGTGACTGGAACGGTATCACTTGGAATGAACCGATTTTTGCAACGTGCATACGATTCATTCCTATCGTTTTTTCTCCATAGATTGTTTCAATACGTTCCTGTACCTCATCAGAGGTGTAACACTTGATACCGTATTTCATGTACTGCTTGATATACTTTGCATGGTCTCCTTAACCATGCTCATGAGAGATAAGGCATCCGGCAACTTTACTTGTCTGATAATCAATCGCACGCAACATTTCTTTCGACGGAACTCCACATTCTATTAGTAGAACTTCATCATCTGAAATGAGTGCATATCCATTACCACTACTACCAGAATTTATACATTTCATAAGCATTAGACCACCTCCTTGTAAACATTTTCCTTTCCATCAATCATTTGTCCAAATATTGCAACAAGCACATTCTTCACAATCGAATTCCCTGCTTGTTTATACAACTGTGTATTTGAATTTACTTCTTGTGCTTTTTCAAAATCATAATCTTTGAAATCCATTAATCTCCAACATTCTCTCGGAGTTAGTTTTCGTATTCTGTATTGTATATCAATGCAATTATTGGTTTGCATCACTAGATTGTCTTTCTGAACGCTTGTGAGCGTATTACTCGTTCCGTTTTGATTTATTTCCAAGCATTGCTCTGTATGTACTCCTGACGTTCTGTCTGATGGATTCTCTGGATTTCTGCCTCTCATAGCAACACAAATCGTATTGTCTTTCCTGATTGCATCTGCCGTTGCAATTTTAATTTGCTGCGTTCCGCCACCCTCTATTGTTGTGATATTAGGGCAAATTCCTTTTTCGTCATACACAGTATTCGATTGATGTTTTCCGGTTCCGCTATCCATAAATCCTAATTGTTTTGGATTATCAATAATCATTGGCTGCTTTCCACCTCCTTGGCACGTATTAATTGTTGGACATAAATTGTTTTTTTCATATACATTCCCTGCATAATTCCCACCGGAGAATCCATATAAGTTTCCAATTTTCTTTTCTTTCATAACAACTCCTAAATCATGACTCTCCGCCTTTATTGTTTTAAACATATTCTTCATCAATCGAATGACGAATATCTCGCTGTTGTTACAATAAATGCTACCTAAGATTTCCTCCATTGCTCTACTACTCCATTTCCAAGCTGCATCTTTCCATAACCTTTGTAATCTCTAGCAAGCAAACAAGTTGCCGTGTCTGTTTTTCTTCCAATGTTTTCATTGTTCAACAACCACGGTTCCGTCTGCACTAAGGTTCGAGATCCCTGCATCATATCTTGCTTTGATACAGTTTGCGACATCTCGTTTCCTTGGATTATTGATTGTTCCGTCAACGACAGTTCTGTCCGTCTGTCTGTCTGTCTGTCTGTCTGTCTGTCAACATTGTATTTTCAAGAGTTCCGTTGTCAATCAATTGACGAATCAGCTTATCTGCTTTCTCATTTTTGATATAATACTTTTCGTCAACTTCATCTTCCAAGTAATCCTTCATATTCTTAGTTAGTTCTATCGGTTCCGGAAACTCATATTTATAATTTCCTAAAATACTAACCATGAAACATCTATTTCTGTTTTGTGCAACTCCGTAATTTTTAGCATTCAAATCTTGCCAATAATTTGAGTAGCCTTTGCTTTTGAGAAATTTGATCCACTCCTCAAAATCTGCAATATTCTTCTTTCCATGTACTTGTGGAACATTTTCCATTATCAAAACTTGAGGAAGGTTCTCAACCTCATTCAATAATCTTTCGACTTCCCAAAGTAATCCCGATCTCGTTCCATCGCCTTTAGCCATTCCTTTTCCTTTACCTGCGACCGATAAATCTTGGCATGGAAATGAATATGTCATCAAATATGTAAATTTTTCTACATCTTCAATTCCTAAATCTGAACCATGAATTTTGGTAATATCCATTGTCGGAAATTCTGTTCCATGAATTGCGTTATAACTTTTAATAGCATACTTATCGAATTCAACCACTCTGTAATGTTCAAAATCTGCTCCTAAATCTCTAAGCGCCATTGCTTGACTTCCAACTCCTGCGAAAAGTTCAATCAACCTAATAGGAGTTTTAATTTTGAATAAAGGCTTTTCATTGTCAAAAAAGCTTAATTGTTCAAATTCAATCATTCTCTCTTAATCCTTTCCAACTGCCTATTCAACTTGATATCAACCATAGATTGAATGTCGGTCTTTAGGAGATATGCCATTTGCAACAACATAACCTGCACATCTGCTATTTCCTCAATAAGATTGTCATATTCCTTTGTGAACAACGGAATTTTCTCTGGGTCATTCGGCAATTCATATTTCCCACAACCAAGCTGATTTCTCCAAAACTTGTTGATGGCTTGTGTCAGTTCTGCCATCTCTTCAATGCACTGTCTGCTCTGCGCATCATATCCGTAATGGTCAGCGATTATTTTTATTTTCTCCGCTTCGTTCATGCTATACCTCCACTTCTTCATTTTTTGGAAACTGAAAAATCACGTTATTGACATATTCGATTTTCGACTTTTTGTCATCTGTGATTGCGACAATTCCATTCATTTTTGTTCTTTCAAACATTCTCTCAACATCTTCTGATGGTTCCACATTCTGAAAAATAACTGGCATTCCTGCATAAGCACTTCTCATCATTCCCATTGCTTTTACGGCTTTTTCTTGTGTAGAATATTTTGCAACTGATGACATATATAATTCTGCTGGTGGAGCAGTACATCCTATTGTTGCTACAATCCTATTGTCTTTTGTAATTGAAAACACAAACTTTTCATACGGAATATCTTGCATTCCATCTTGACTAATTACTCTCATTTCCTACCCCTCCGTCACGAAACTTGGTTCTTCTTTCGCTTCCACATCTGCCACAACTTCAAACGGCTGTGAATTTTCGTTTTTGGCGATTTCTCTGTGTGCGATCTCACTTACATTTGTTTCAATTTCCATTCCTGCCATGAAATTGCTCTGCTGTGTCGGATTCTCAAAATCAAGTTCAATGTGCTTGCAAAGTCTATGCAGAACTGTCTTTTTATACATTTCCCCGGTGAAATTCTTCCAAGCCGGAGAATTGCTCGCCTTACTGGATTTTCTTGTGTTCTCCAAGTCTGCAAGGCTCATTGTGTCGTATACCATTCCCCCATCGGCGAATAAGCACACTGCAAATGCGCCAATAATCTTTCCATCATTAAAAGCCTTTGGTTTGAAGTTGATTCCCTGCTCTCCGTTTTCGATAACTTCTTCGAATTCATCACCTTCACGAACAAGTTTTGCGTAAATATCCTTGATTGGACGGATAGAATACTTCTTTGCGAGTTTCTTTGCTCCACGATAATCCGTCTGATAATTCAACTGGCTTCCATATGGAACGAGGTATGCTTCTTTGTTGAAGAAGTCCAATCCCAGCGTAGCACCTTTCATCAAGCCGGACATAATCTCCGACTGCTTATACTCCATGAGTTTTGGGTTATCGTGGATCAGCGCAAGAGTATTCTGCACGAATCTCTGTTTATTAAAATCTTTCGGAAGTGCGTCATTCACGCTATCCAGTTTCTCCATTAAAGCCATATCAAATGTCTTTGGTTTCTGTGCTACTGTTCCTGTATTCTGCGTTACCACCTGTGTATTTTCTGACATAATTTATTCCTCCTCTTCTACTAACTAAAACTTGATTCTGGTTCTGCTTCCGGAAAAATATCATCAGTATCATAATCTTTATCAATAATGATTGATGTTCTTGCTCTAGTAAGACGCATAAGTAATATCTTGAAATCATCCATATACCTCAACGATGAAATCATCAAATCGTTTTCTAATGAAAGTGTATACGGTTTTTCTTTTCCACTATCCCGCGCCCATTTCGAAATAGGAATTTCGATATTAAGTGATTCATCGTGCTCGTTTTGAAATGTAATTACTGCTCTTTGTACATTTCCCCATGACGGTTTATCAAGTTCTTCTACGCTCATTTCGCAGTCTACACACGAATAAGAAACTCCATCATCGTAATCAATTTCCAATCCATCTGTATCAATTTCCTTTTCGCACCGCTTTTTCCAAATCTTAAATAAATCAGTTACTTTGATTTCTTTTTGCTCTGGTTCAATCATCAAATCTCTGAAATTTTCAAGAATCGTTTTATTTCCCATGCAAGCATCAGAATTGACAATTTCCGTCAAAACCGAATCTAACTTAGGAAGATATTCGGAGAAGTCATATTTTTCAATATACGGAACCATAACCTCTGTAACCTTTCTTTTAATTGCTTTTTCCGCATCTCCCCACTTAAAAGCATCTTCTACTGCTCTTTCTATCATCTTTTTAAACTTATCTTTTACAATTTCTTTCACATCATCATCAGATAAAGACTGCATGGCAATGTTAAGTAATTCTTCTTTCATTTGTTACTACTCCTCCATTTCTTCTGCTACTCTCAATTCTCCATCGTACTTATAAACCGCACCATCTGATGTATCTACTTCCGTCACAACCGCCTTTGCTTTTCCGGCTTTTACAATATCTCCCAGTTTCGGAAGAAAGTTACAAGCAAAAACATAGTCTTTTCCAATGGGTTCTCCATGTTTTAAGTATCGTGCTTTAATTGCGATCATTTACATTCCATCCTTTCTACAACTTGATTTACGATTTTTTTACATTCTTCCTCGCAATAATCAAGAGTCCGAATAGGATTATCCTCATTGCAAACAGCGAAATAACCCCTGTTTTCCAAAACAATTATTTCTTTTATTGCTTTTTCATTGTCAGAGAATAACCGTTTTGCAGTTTCTACATCGTACCCATCAAAGCAGTGTGCGCAATCAAAACCTATCCAGCGCAAATCTTTCCGTTCTTGATGATATAAATGGTCGCTATTATATGTAATACCTCCGTGACAACCAATATTATCTATATCAATTTTCACTTCTTTCGGAATCCCTACATATCCGCAACGATAGCCAGTTGGCATAAACAGAATTACGCATGGAAATCCTTTGTATTCAAATTGCTTTTCTAATTTGGGCATCGCCATGTTACACCTCCACTTTCAGTTCCTTGTCATCTGTTACATACATGCATATAAGTTGTGACTGAACATCAGGCAAGTTATCTTTTGAAATCGACTCTGCATTATCTAAGAAAATAGGGCAATCAACACCATTCAATTTAGAAAGAGAAGAGATAATATCTAAGCCAGCGATAATTCTATGCCCGTTATTTAATGATGAATACGGAACGCCGTTTACCGTACATTCGCAACATTCTTTCAAACCACCGTTTATCTGATTTTCAAACAATCGGAACGATACAACCTTAAACTTCTCGTTAATCACAGAAGAAATTCGATTCATTTTCTCTCTGATAAATTCTTCTGTTAAATCAATCATTTGTTCCTGTTCTGCAATCTTCTGTCCGACTTCCGCTTTCTCTTTTTCCAACTCTTCAATACGCTCTTTAACTTTTGAATTGTCCGCAGATTTGATTTTCGCAACAATATCTGAGATTTCATCACGCAAAACAGCTTTTTTCGCTTCCAATTCGGTTTTTCCAACTGTTTCTTTGCTCATTTCTTCGATTTCGTTTTCCAACATAAGAATCTGTTCGCTGATTTTTTGGTACTCTTCATTTTTTGACATATCGGCTACAGCCGGGATTGAATCAATGATTTCTTCCTTTTCTTTTAATGTTTCTTCGAATTTTGCGATTTCTGCATTGACTGCTTCCAGTTCCTGTTGTTTATCATTAATGATTTTCTGATATTCTCGAATATTATCTGCTGCTTTCTGTCCTTTTTCTGTAATGGATTTCAGATTGTTTTCTCTGTTCTTTTCAAACTTTTCTTTATCTGAAATGTAGCGTTCTTCATATTCAGCCTTCGATTTTTTATATCTCTCTTCGTCATTTTTCTTTCTTTCCTCATAATCAGAAATACGCTTTTCTCGAACTTCTTTCGGAAGAGATTGACCGCAAGTCGGACAAATCAAATCGTCTTCTGCAAGTTCCGGCAATGGCGTATATTCTAGGAATGTCTTCATTTCTGGGAACACGCTTGCTTTTTCGCGTCTCCATTCATCTATAAATTTCTTTTTATCAGTTTCCGCACTCTCTTTTTGCTTTTCTGCGCTTTCGATATCCACCGCAATAGAATTAGCCTGTCTTTTCAAAGACATTAGTTTTTCTTCTACTTCGTTGCATTCAGAAGCCACACCTCTTCTCTTTTCCATCAGAATCTCTGTTTCTTTATTGCTGATATCGCTTAAATCAAATTTCAGGTTCATCACTTGTTCTCTTTTAGCATTGATCTCTTTGCTTTTCTCAGTTCCACCAGCAAGTTTATCCTCTACTTTTTTCAAAGCAGTTTCTTTCGCAGCTTTTTCCACTTCAAGAGCACCGACATCTACTGTGACAAGCTGTTTCGATACTTCATCAATGCGTGCCGGGATCTCTGTCATTTTCTCTTTTAATGTATTCTTCGCTTTCGTATACTTTTTCAGAATATCATCCGCACTTGCAATTCTAAGTTCTGGAATCAGTTTTAAGAACTTATCCCCATACTCCTCTGCAATCTGTGCATCCGGTTTTTCTACAACAAACTGCATCAAAATTTCTCTCTGCTCTTTCCATGGTAAAGAAGTAAATGCGATCGGATTTGTAACAAGGTTGAAAATCTTTTCGTCAATCATGCCGGAAATAAACGCTTTAAAGTCCTTTTCTGACTTCGGATAACCATTGATTTCAAATTCATTCACATTCCCCTGAAATTCTACAGAGTTCGTTCCTCGCTTCTTAACCCATTTCTGTTTCTGAACCTTTTTCAACGTATATTCTTCACCGTCTACTGAAATAACAGATTCTACACTGATATCAAGATTATCAATCATCTTTCCGTCTTTATCTAATGGGCGAATATCAAACTTTGCACTTCCATGCGAATCTTTTCCGAACAACAACCATGTGAAAGCATCAAATACCGTTGTCTTTCCAGTTGCATTTGCGCCATATATTTTCGTTAATTCGCCGAATGAAATTAACTTGTTCACACATCCCTTAAAATTCTGGATGTGAATACTTTTTAATTTAATTATTTTCATACATCTTCTTTCCTTTCTACTTAATTTATTCACATTTTTTAATTGATTATATATGTACCTCCGCGCTTTTTTGATTTTCTTGAGCGTACTTTTCGACTTCCAGTCTGGTCATTGTCTTGCACTCTAATGCGTACGGATCTCCCCAGCGGATGATCCACAAAATAACTTCTTCTTTCATTTCATGAGGTGTTTCGCTGCTTCTCTCGCTATTTCTTGTGCTGATTTTTTTATTTCCTCTTCTATTTCTTCTTGCGTCATTGTGGATGTTTTAACTATTTTTTGCATTGACTTTTCTGCGTGTTTTTTTCCGTACTCTTCTTCGAGGATGTTTCTTATTCCTCTTAATATCATGACTGTTTCTGCTTCTAATAATATTAAATTTCCTTTTATTTCCACATTGCCTTTACTGCATTTAATCATCTTTACAAATTCCTTTCTTTCCCGTACAATAATCTTGGTTGTTTATCTATGCGTCCTAGAGGTTGCCGCCTCTTATGGGCGCTTTTTTGTTCTGTAAACGTCAAAATCTTCGTGATTGCCTATACTTCCCCACGATGTGATCTGATCATGTTTTACAAGTACAACCGCGTTTGCATAATCCTGATCGTATTTCAGACACCATTCTTCGAGCAGATCTAGGATGCAGTTCATTTCTTCTTCAGCGTCTTTCTTTACCTCTCTGTCCATTTCTTTGTACATTTCTTTGTTCGCCTCCTTAAATCGGTCCTGCCTGCAAGATATAAATGATTACAGCCATGACAACAATGATGATCCATTGCGCGGTAATTATTATTTGTTCATCACTTATTTTATTTTTCTTTTTTTTCATTGCTTCAATAACCGGAGTGTTCGTTGTGTGCTCAAATTTAAGTACATCAATTTTGCACTTCGTCGGTTTTGTTTCCCGCATACTTTCTTTCACCCTTTCTTATTCTTCTAAACTTATCCACATTCTTAATATTTCCCGTTCTCTTATTAATAATTTTCAAATAAAAATCCGTTTCTTGGACAAGCGCCCAATTTTCAGCATTCAAGTGATGCGCGGATAAGCATTCCTTTTGCTGTCTCGTTAATTTCTTTGGCTGCTTCATATTTCTTTTTACCTCTTTGCTTTCTCAATGTCTCTTCTTACCCGAAAAGCATTTGCATTTGACAACAGAACTGCCCTGTCCTCTTTCGGAAGAACTAATAATGTAGAAATAAATTCTTTGATTTCTTCCTGTTCTTCTTTTGGTATTGCCATTTCTAATACATCTCCTGCCATTTTTAACACCTCTTCTCTAAAGTATTTCCCTTTAAAAACTGATTCACGAAATATATCTGCCCTTTCCCAGTAACTTTCGTAGTTTTCGTAATTCTTACACTTCCGTCTGGATTCTGAACGTTGCTTTCCTTAATCTCAAACAGCCCTTGTTCTACATACCGTTGCATCGGCATATTTCTTGAGGAACCACTTTTAATAAGGAAGTTATTCTGTCTCATCCACTCGAATAATCGTTTCTGCCCGATTTGCACACCATTCTGACAAATCAACTTTGCCAAGTCTCCGATAAGAATTGATGTGTGGCTTGTGCTGACTGCATCTGCAAAGATTGTTTTCGGCTTGTCCTGTTCGATTTTCTGTTCAAGAGCCTTGTTATCTGTTTTTAACTGTTCAATAGTCTTATCTGCCATCTTCAATGCTCTTGCCATAATCTGCTCTGGTGTATTCCATGCTTTCTCAAGGTCAATGAAGTACTGCCTGCATTCTCTTCCTTTTTCAGTTCTACTCATAAGACAAATATGTTTCGCCATATCAATAGAAAGATTGTAGTCTTGAATTTCTTGTTCTCCGCCGTATTGATTGCCCTGTACCTTTAGGTACGCCCCTTCAAAATCTTCCCCTTCAACAAACCCTTTACTATTTGTTTCAAACCACGCACTAAAGCGTTTTCCTATATTTAGTTGTTCGTGTAAATCTCTTGCCGATACTGTCGGCTGTTCTTTATCAAAATTCACTTTGATAAGCTCGTTCATTTTCTATCGCCCCTTTCTGTGATATAATTTTCCCTGAAGGGAGGTGTTTCTCATGGATAGTGCTAAAAGCATTGTTAAAGAACTTCTTATTTGTGTAAATGAACATGATGTCAAACATATCAATGAACTTCTTTTAAAAGATACCGCTTATGCATTTGCTCTCGCAGAATGTATAAAAGAAGATTATGCAACTAGCATACATGTTTCCAAAACGGCAAATAACTCTTTTTGTTTTTCAAGAACTAGAAAATTGTTCTTTAACATCCAAAGGCTTGAACTTTTTACAAAATTCTTGACCGCTAATAACATAATAGCGATAGCGTGTAGGAATACTTCGGGGGATTTCTTCTCCTCGCACGAGATAATCTCCCGAAAAAGCCTTTATACTTTCCTGTTCTTCAAATGGGAAAGAAATTTCAACACTTTTTTCCTCTGCGGAAAGTCGAAATATTATAGCATCTGAAATTCCTCCAAACTCTTTGAAAAATTCATCCAACTTTAAATAGGAAAACATAAAGGCTTCTAATACTTCTGAATTTTCTTTGAGATATTTAGCCATGTTTTCGCCTCCTTATCACACCTTGTGTGATTATACTATCACACTATTATGACTTCGTCAACACTTTTGTTTGACAGGGTGTGATTTTTTTGGTATTATCAAATCATAAGGAGGTGATATAATGAAAAATAGAATTTTAAAAATAAGAAAGGATTCTAAATTGAATCAAGAAGACTTCGGATTGAGATTGAATTTAACAAAAAATTACATTTCTCTTATAGAAACAGGAAATCGCATCCCGTCTGATAGAACTATTTCTGATATATGTAGGGAATTTAACGTCAATGAAGATTGGTTAAAAAATGGAACTGGAGATATGTATAAAGAAAAAGACGGTTCGTTTTCAGAATTGCTTGTAGAATTAGAAGACTCTGATGATGATTTTATTAAAAGTTTAATTACCGTATATATGGGATTGGACGAAGATAGCAAAAGTGCATTAAGAAAGATCGCCAAGGGTATGGCAGAAAAATATAAAAGCCGGGAGAATTAAATTTCTTCCGACTTTTTCTCTTTATACTTCTTATATCTAGCAAGAACATAAAAATAGATTTTCATTATGTAATCTTCACAATCAATCTCGTTAACCATCTTAATAATTTTCTCTTTGTACTCCACAGTAACCCTCCTTTTGCAAAAACACATCCGAAATTCCTTTTTTTATATTATCCAACAGGAATTGCTCAATTACAAGAATATTTAGAACATATGTTTTCTTTATATCCTGTATTTTTACATGTGGACGTTGTTTTAAAACAGTTGTCGTTTTTTGTCGACTTGAAAATTTGAATAATAACTTCAAAAATGTTAAAATGTTATCGGTTTTGGGAGTGAATTGCGGTTCACAAACACTCCCAAGCCAGAACTTGAAGCGCCCTGTTTAACAGGACAATTCATAGTTTACCATATAAAACAACCAAAAAGAATACTACGAGAGGTAAAGAAATGAACAAAAGTAACAAATCAATAACGGACAAAGGTTTTACACTAATGGATAATTTTCGTGAAAACATTAACTCTTATATTGGTAACATGACACTAAGCGAATTATCAGAGCGCGCCGGAATCCCATTTTCCACGCTACGAGGTATGCTGTACGAAAATAGTTCTGACTGTAACTTGTCGAATGCTGTAAAACTCGCCAAGGTATTCAGCATCAGTGTAGACGAACTATTCGGAGCGAACACAATGGAAGAACGTACAACAGATTGTTTGAATACTTGCAGAGAACTTCCGGAAAATTCGAGATATCTGATCAGTTGGTTTATACAACATCAAAAGACATTGAATAATAGGAAAGAAAACCATAAATCAGTAAGTATTATGAAGCCTAAGTATAAAAATGGTCATTTAGTTCCATCAAACGATTTTTTCTCGATTGATATTGATGATTTTTCCGACAATATTAAGGCAAAAGTATTTTTGGGAATCCAAGTTAATTGTGAAGATTTTATGCCCCATTATTCTCCGTATGATATCCTTTTGCTTGCGAACGACAGAAAACCATACGAAACAGAAAAGTGCGTTTTTCTTTATTACGGGAAAATGATGATCGGAATAAGAAAAGAAGAAGAGAATAGTGTTAAATATTATGGAATTCGCAATAGAAATGCCATTATAAACGAATCCGACATTGATGAGTTAATGGGATACATTGTCGAAACTACCACTGTTTAATATTATAGGCGGGGATGCCCCGCCTATTGATTATGCAACTTCAAAATAATGTCCGATCAAATCTATGATATCATTTTGCAATGCATTTCCTGAATCTCTTGTACATTTATACACAATCTCATTTTGAATATAATATTTATCTTTGTAACATTGCATGTTTTTTCTCCACGGAATAGGATCATCTTTTGTTCCACTGTGTTCCTCATCTACAATTTCGTACAAACTTTCTGTTCCAGTTCCGGGCGAATGCTGCTCTTGAATCGTGAGGTTATCTTGATTTACGGAATAGAGTTCGTTTTCGTAAACAAACCTAAATCCTCTTTTCACCGTTTGTCCAACGATTTCACTAAATGTAGGGTGTAGCGACTTATAACGAATCGCTTCATCATTTGTGAGATTATAAGTGTTAATTTCTTCTGGAATTCTCACCATCATAAGCTCCATCGCAAGATCATTTTTTGTGGGGATGTATGGAGTTTCAAAGATCTCCTGATATTCTTGAACCCTTAAAATATGTTTCGGAATCATTTCTCCGTCAGGTGCTTGACTTTCTTCAACTACCTTATATGAGGTGACGATTTCAAATCCTTCCTTGTATTCCAAATCATCGCCTGTTACGATCGGTAAATATCCACTGTTAAGATAATCATCTTTATCGGGGGAAATAATTTGTTTATCGCCAACGCGTAAAACAGATGGTGCATATATCAATATTCCGTCTTCTAATTTTCCAAAGTTCGTATTCATATTTTCTCCTTATTTTTTACAGCATATTCCACTTCAATTCCCGCATCTACGTCTCCACCATCTACCATGATGACTGTTGTTGGATAGTAGGTTTTTAAGTTTCGGACAGCGTCTTGTTCGGATTGTGGTAGGGGGACGAATTCGGGGTTCGTAGTTTCGTAAGCGATTTTTAACGGATTTTCTATGAGCCACGCCTTAAATTCATCGACTGTTGCGACGTTTTCGTTTGGTGCGCTAAAATATTTAACTCCGTCATTCCAGTTGCAACAGATTCCGTATTCTGCTTTGGTATATGATAATTGGACAGCCCTATATTTATCCACAAAAATATCTGAATTTCCGTTTCCATTCGCCACATTCTCGAATCGAATTGAAAAGTTTTGAACATTTCCCTGTTTATTTGCAATACTTATTTTGTTAGATTGTCCGTCAAATCTGTCAATAACAACCCCTGCATACAGCCACCCAATCTCTCCACCCTGCTCTACCAGTCTGTCCCACTTTGTGAGAGGGCGGTCGGATGTGAGAGTGAGGACTTGCTCTTTGCTCCAATTCTGCTCGGCGTTGGTAACTTTCACATCCACTTCATACTTCTGCTTCTCATCATTCCATTTTCCGACACTCTTGATTTCTTGTAGATAATCGGGTGATGGGGATGGTTTACCGCCTGTGTATGGCTCATAAGGAGATGCTTTGTCTCCAACCTCCACCATAAGCTTAGATGTGTTATTCTCAAGAACCTTATCAAAATTTAACTGCCCAATCTCTCCATCGGTAATAGCCATTATAACAAGATATTTTGTATCTTCTTCGGTAGTAATAGTTAAAGGTTTATCTAATGTTGTTTCAGCCGTTTTAGTAATCTTAACATTAAACGCTGGGAGTTCCGATGTTAAACCAACCCTATTTTTTCTTGTCATATCATTGTTAATATTTTTTCTACCATGTATTGTGTAGGTTGTGTTTGGTTCACAGGGCAAATACACCACAGCATTACTAGAATATGGTACAATTTCTTTATTTTCTCCGTGATAAAAATATGCATGTAAATAATTGTCTGTTAGTTTAAACAACTGTTTTCCTGTTGTGCTGTCTTGATGTGAATTACCTAGTATACTAAATCGTTTAAAAGGAGCTTGTCCGCAATTTGTCAATATCACTTGCTTTATTCCTTTTGACGTTTCGTAGTTAAATTTGAAAGTCATAAAAGCTCTTCTTTTTAAAAATATCATGTAATATCAAACTCCTTCCAAAACATCGCATTTTGTTCAATCTGACAACAATATTTCTTGTTTGCCTGTGTGACGAATCCATCTAACGCGATTGTTGACGGTAGTATCACCTTAGTTGGCGTTGATCCACTTGTGAACCAAAATGGATAGATATTTACGGCATCAGGTAACTCTTCTTCAAGCGTTAAATTTAACTCTGTAACTTCTCCCCATACTGCTTGTACGTTCGGTTTTAACGCATATGTAGTTTCTTGAGGACGTTCTTCTTTTATGTTTGTACTGATCGGATTTTTCTGTAAATAATTTTTAATTGCTTCCTGAAGCTGCTCTGGTGAAATCTCGCCTCCGCTACTTCTAATTTTCTTTAGCAAAATTGCATATACTTCGTCTGCTCTCATAGTTGTACCTCATCAATTTACAATTTATACCATTGATCTGTTTCCTTATGGAATTTATAATAATCTCCGGTGTCAAGACATAACGCCGAACTTCCTGTGCCTACATAATGCGGAAGTTTTGATATATCACTCGATAATCCCTCATAGCTTCTGATATTCCCTCTCACATCCACACAAGCAAAACTGCCTAAATCCCATATCTCTTCTCCCGGCTGATACGTCTTTCCGTCCACAACCGTTATTGTTTGTGCTATCGCCATTTCTGTTCCTCCTACGCTATTTCAAAATATTGTCCAATGAGTGCCGATGGTTTAAAATACAATTTTTCTTTTTGACCATACATTGATTCTGGATTAAGAACTCCACCTCTCTTACACAAATAAACTAACTCATTTTCGATATAATACTTCCCGTATTCATATTCAAATCCACTTACGTTTACGCTATCTGGCACGGGAATAGGATCTGAATACGATCCTTCGTAACCTTCGACAAGCTGTGTCCACAATGTAGGTTCTGCCCCCGGAAAACGGTCCTTTTGTTTCTGGTGATTCTTATTCAGATTCCACAAGAACCCTCCAAAGTTTCTTCTTTTATCTTTTTGGTTTTGTACATCATATGCGTACCCGTCTGGATCATCTTCCCAATCTGCGTACAGCCCTTTTACTTCAACGGCTTGTGCGTCCGTATTAGTGAGAGAAGCGATTTTTGCCTGATCCACAACCGCTTTTTTACCGCTAATCACTTTTTCGATGTAACTTTGAGTGTTTGATACCTTTTCGTTATACTTTTCGAGATATTTTCCTGTTAATTCATCGCCGTACTCAACCGAATTAACCGCTTCCTTGCTCGTTAATCCATCAATATAATCCAACAAACACTGCGCATAACTTTCTTTTTCTAAACGCTTGATCTCTTGCTTTTTATACAAGTCAGTAATTTCTTCCTCATTCAATTCTCGTGACTGTCCGGTTGAATCTTTTAAAATAACTGACATTCCGCTTGAAATACTGTCTTCGTATGCGTTTCTAATGGCAATCACGTCAGATTCGTTGTAGCCAAACGCATAAGACGCTATCATAACATCTGACAATATTTCATTTTGTACTTTCATCTTAATTTCCGCTTTTTTACTTTCCTTTACCTCATCCAATGTAGGGTTGTAAGGTTTAGGATTAGGAGAAATTTCAGGCTCGACATATACACTTCCGTCGTTTGATAATTGATATCCGTTGTACTTTTTTGTAACAGAATCATTCCTGTAAATAGTTGTAAATTTTTGATAAAAAGTCCCGCCGATATCTATTGTGCATTCTTTATCAAGAAATAGATCAAACCCATTTTTATTTTCTATTACATCAGTTCCAAACTTAACCGTAACGATATTATTTGTCGGAATTACGGTTGCTTTGTGCGGAGTTTTTTCTCCTAAGAATCTTATATATGCCATATGTATTTCTCCTTTTTATTTGTTTGAATAATGCGTATTTGTTGGAGTTGCAACCTGAAACTGGAAAAGTCAAAAATCATGTTATCGAAGAAGATAGCAATGCTAATGGTAAATATCGCAAATGGAGCGACGGAACTCTTGAAATGTGGTTCAATTCTCCATTTACGTGCGCGATCGGAACAAAAGCTGGTAGCATTTACACAAGCGGACAATTTACATTAAACTTCCCGGTTGCATCAAAAACAAAATGTAATATCGTGCTCACAATAGGAGCTGGCGGCGCGATATGGGGCAAGGTGTACGGATCTGCAAATGACTACAAATCAAGCTTTTCATACCATTTGCTTGCTGCTACGGTATGGAATACAGCAAGTTTTGATTTATCCTATTACGCGCGTGGAACGTGGAAGTGATAAGCGTTATTTAATTTCCCACTCCGCATCGATAAAAAGATAGCTGTTTGTTGCTTTTGGTATGCAGATAAACAAATTTCCGTTTGTCCTTGCCATAGATGTGCAGGCCACCGGATTTTTATATGACCCATCTGACGCTGTCACATTTACAACAGTATCATTTAATGGGCGATACTGTGACGGTATCGTAAAAACATTGTCGTACACATTATTCGCGACTATTGTGGCAGTTGTATAAATTTCCATATTTAGGTGTATCGTTTTACCGATTTTATACGAGTTGTTTGCTATGGCTGTCCACACTCCGACCCTTATTCCCAGATCGGTCGGTGTGAGCGTCTTTTTATCATGATGCGCTTGTAATTGTAACAAATATGCATTTAGCGCAGCTACAGCCTGCGCTCCTGCGATCATCCCCGGTGTTTTGTTCGCCACTATATCATCAAGATTGTCTATGATTCTAGATTTATCGGCGGAATCGTTTATAGCTTGGCATATTTCATTAATTTGTTTAGCCCCTAGATTACTCCCGGATTGAGTATAATCTGTTACGTCTTCCAAAGAATAGCTTGCATCTTCGTTTTGAGTAATTAAGTACTTTCTTTTTCCAGCCATGCTTGAAGCTAATATATCATCTTTAAAATTGACAGGTAATTCTTGCTTTGGCATTATATTCTTACCTCCTTAAATCTTCCAAGAATAAATGGAATTTTTCTAAGACCGATAGTCTGTCTTTCAATAATATCTTTCATTTTTTCACATGCTTTTTCCAATCTGTTAAGTTCATCGTATTTGATAAACATTCCATTCGGATAGAACGTCTTTTTGATTCCGATATCCTGTGTGAAAATTGATTGATTTATCTTTTCTATATTACCCTCAAACAAATTGAATTTCTCATAATCCCACAACTCCAAATAATCAACAATATCTTCTCCCATATTTTGAATCGAAAATTCTTTATTAACTTCATTTGCTTTTTCTTTTAAATATAGGATATTGTTTTTTATTCGGTTGTAATCTTCTAAATTCATTTTGTCTGTAGACGCCCAATTTGTTTTTGGTTTTATCCAATCTACCTCCATGACATTTCCACCTTTCTAGCTTTCATGTTTCCAGACCACGCTCCGTTAAAGGATATTTCATTTTGATAAGAGCGAATCAAAGCGTCTTCTCTTCCTTTTAGTTCCATGTAGAACAAATCATTCGCCTCCGTTCTTGGGTCTCCACGCCACGAGATTTCGTAGTCTATGTTTCCGAGATAATATTCCGCTATCCATTCTTCCAAATCTTTTGCGTGCTGAATTGTGCTTATAAGAGGGTTATTCCATGTGATTTCTTGACCGTTTACGTTGTGATTCACAATGTAGTTATTTTCTTCTGTAAGATACTCATATCCCTCAACCTTTACTTTTACATCTGTTTTTGCCTTTATATTAGTGATTCGCACTTTAATGTAAAAATCGCTTGAATCAACAATACTCACTTTTAACTCTGGATTTTCTGGAACTGATACTTTAAATCCGTATGACGGCCTGTTAAAGTAAATCGTATATTCAGAATCGCTTTCAAAAGAAACTGTTTCTTGGATAAGCTCTTCAATCGCTCCGGTGCTTTCCTTGTAATTTTCTCTAGTAATCACAATATTTTTTATTTTTTCATATCGTGTTCCGGTAGGATTTTTAATCAAATCCCTTACCCTGTCCAATCTATAATCCGTAACATCATTAATCAAAATATTATCTATGAATAATCTTGAATTTGAATATCCTTTTGTTACCTCAATTACCATTTTATTAAACTCAAGAAAAACATGATCTGTTAAAAAACTAATATCCGGTTTTTTTACAATAAACTCTTCTTTTAAGACTCCATTGTTATATGTTACTATTTTAAATTCTTCCGGTGCTGTGTTTCTAAAATTAATAATCAAGCCATACGCATCGAATGAAGATTCCAAGTTCACTGTGATTTTCGGGTTTTTTTGAAATATTCCATTTCCATCCGAAACAGAATCGCTTACATATCCAGTATTTAGGTAATTATTGTCTTTCGGCAAAAAATAAAGACTTCCATCTACTACGGAAAAGTCTTTACTTGCATTTGCGTAAGCATCTTTTTTACTCTCTTTCAAGATGTTGTCTATCTTACCAAAATTTGCAATATCATTTGTTTCGGCAATCATATTGGGAACAAATGATGAACGCAATATGATTTTATTTTTTCTATCTTCTCTCAATGCACATCTTCCGGCATTTGCAATAATCTGCAACGCTTCTGCATGACTTACAACTGGAAGTGGATTATACACAATTATCTTTTTTAAATATGGATCTATATAATATTCTCTTTCATCTGTAATTCCAGCGCTTTCCAAAACTTCTAAAGCCAAATCATATAAAGAGATTCCATCTTTTCTGTATTTTCCTCCGTAAAAGTTATCCCTCAACTGATAAAATCTATCTGTTGATGTAAATACAGCCTCTGTGTCATTTGCTGACCATGAATTAAGATATGTCGTTGTTTCATTAAGCCACTCTATATCACCGTTTCCTGTCACATCATATCCGAAGGTAACTTTCACTTCCTGTCCTATTTCCATATACGCAATAGCGCTTTCTGGATTGTCTACGCTATAATACAAATCTTGGTTATCAACCTTGATAGAAACATCCATACTTGGAATACTTTCTGATATCGGAGAAACATATTCTTTCATGCTGCAACCCATCACTTTTTCATTTGTAAATGTATTTGCAATTCCAAATATCATGTTTCCAATTCTGAGTCTGCCTTTCCCATTCACCATAGTTTTTGGCTTTATCCAAAAATAATTCGTTCCGTCAAAAGAATCTTCGGTAACAAATTTTTCCGAACTATTTTTATAGATTCTAGTGGTCAAATTTGTCTCTATAGTAAATTCTGTCGGATAACAATGACCGAAATCTATTGTTATTCCTTTTATGTCTAATCCTGATTTATCTGTAAATTCTATTTTCGCACTTCCAAGAATTTCATTTGTGATGATTCCGTTGTTATAAATTTCTAATCCACTATCTTTTCGCGGCGGAAAATACATTGTCCCATCGACTTTTGAGAAATTTTGTTCACATGTTGCGTATATTTTATTTACATCGTAACCATCAAACGGTTTTTCTTTATTTGCCAGATACAATAATTCCGTGTTTGTTACTTTAGCATTGTTCTGTGCATCAGAATTTACAACTCCTATGCTTACTTTTACATATCCTCTATTCCGAAACGGAAGTTTCATTGATTCTATGTATTCTTTACTTGCCATTTGCATATACGATCACTCCAAACCGGCGTCAATCAAATTAAATGAAAGCGTCTCATCTTTTGTTACCATATGAGTTAGCCTATCTACAAATAACGGTTTTCCGCTCCTATCTCCGGGGTACATTATAATAGTGATCGGGTGTCCCGGATTCGCCATATCTTCAAATGTAACAGGAACGTAAAATGGTTTTATGGCATCTAACATCATCTTTCGAGTTTCTGGATTAAGACCGACCCACTCGAGATTACTAAGTTTGTACAAATCCCTTCCAACTCTTTGACCAATAACTGCGTTGTTCTCATTTCTTCCACCGTTTACTGTCGTTGTTATCGTCCATGAAAACCCGCGTCTCGGCGGTGGAAAGTCATAACCATTTACGTTCAAAAACGATGATAATGCCATATTCAACCTCCTGTTTTTTAATAAAAAAGTACCTACCGAAGTAGGCGCTTTTCCTTTTAAGTAAACGAATATCCATTCCTTGCACGTCTCGAATCTGTGATCGACACTAATTCTCTTCCGTCTACTACAATTCGTTTTCCATCTCTAACCGCTTGTATCAATTCTCTCAATAGGTTTTCTTGCTCTCGGTTTTCCATATTTGCACGAGAAAAACCTCTGTATGCCGCTTCTTCAATTCCTTTTTGAATATCCAAATTATTTGCAACCGCAGTTCTTCCATCGGAAAATGTCCCTACCAACTCGTTATGATTTGCCATAAACAATCCGTCTTCCGGGAATCCTCCTACTGAATACTTCGGTATTAAATCTGCCAATGTAATTTTTCCTATTCCGTTGGCATATCCATGACCTTTCCAGCCGTTTGACAAGCTTCCGTATCTAGCCAATGTATACCTAATAGATGCTAATATGTTTGACAATGGATCGTAAATATCCTTATCATATCCAGGATATGCGTACGTTCTAAAAGTCGGATCAATTACCTGCATCAATCCTTTGGAAGGCGTTCCTTTGATTGCATTTATATCCCATTTATTAATTGCTTTTGGGTTTCCGCCGGATTCCGTCTGCATCTGATAAAGCAAAAGGTCTAAATTTGATTTTGAAAATTGACCTGTCATTTTCAATGCTTTAGTGGCAATGTTTCTCCATTGTTCAACTCCGGCTGATGGGTTATATTTTGGCTGTATTGAATCAAATATTCCGCTTACATACTGTACAATTCCATCAAATGTCTTGTTTATAATTCCACCTGCCACACTCGACCACGGTTCAAATAAATTTGATATATTTGCAAACTTGCTGATTGCAACTTTTACAATTTCTCCTGGGTTTGTAAGATAATCCAACACATTCCCTGTAAAACTTTTTACCGAACTCCATGCGTTTTCAAAAAACTCACCTATTCCGCCTTTAAAATGTGGAGCGCCTGACATAAACGCCTTTGTTTGATTCGCGGGCATTATTTTTGTACCTTTTTCAAGCGGCAACATGACATTTCGCCCATCGGGTATAAACGGTTTTCCTGACGGCGGAATAATAAGCTCTTTGTAAGTTGATCCTGCTTGGTCATTCACGATTCCAAGTGTGTTTTGCGGAACTCCATCCGATCCTTTAGCGAACTTTATTCCATCCCACTCACTTACTCGTGTGTCTGATCCCACTTTTTTAAGCACCCAGTTCACACCTTTTATAACGCCATTCACAAGTGTTTTAATAGGCTTAAATGCGTTTTCTGCAATTTCTTTAAAGAAGTCTCCTAACCCCTTCCAAATGTTCTTTATGGCATCATATGCGTTTTTAAAAGCCGTTTTAAACCACGGACCCACATTTTTAAAAGGAGATTTAATGGCTTCCCATTTTTTTGAGAACCAAGATTCAATGAATGACCAAGCTTTTTTAATACCTTCATACCCTTTATCAAACTTTTCGCCAAACCATTCCGTTACAGGAGAAAATACTACTTTTATTCCTTCCCATAATCCTTCAAAAAATCCACTTCCGTTCTCCCAAGATTTTTTTGCTTCATCCCATCCTTTTCTGAATTGTTCGCCTATTGATGATGCTGTTTCTCCAACCCATTCCTTAATATTTCCTAATTGCAACATTAATCCAGAAAGACTCGTTGGGGGTAATGCAATGTCTCCGACTTTAACTTCGGCGTCTTCACTAAAGATTTTATCAACCAGTGATTGCAATGCGCCTCGTGCAAAATCATTCGGAAGGTTCGCCATAGCTTTAACTAATGCCTTTCCGAATTTGTATAAGTTCCAAGCTAAATCTCCCCACTCTATTCCGCATATAAAATCAACTATTTTTTGACCAATATCTTCAAATGTTTTATCGTCTTGTAAAGTGTTTATAAATTCCGTTAAAGACTCTAAAATTCCGTTGGCGAAATTACTAAATGTATCCGCTGCGATTTCAGGATCCCAATTTTCAAAAAATCCTTTTATGCTCTTTGCTATAGATTCCCCTAAATTTTCCCAGTCAAACTCTACAGCGAACGCATTTGCAGATTGAAAAGCTGTATTGATTGAATTAGCAACAGTTTTCCCTAAATCATAAAAAAGTCTAGGTTTTATTAAACCATTCAAAAAATCCGCCAACCCTGTTCCGAAATTTTTTGCTTTTTCATACACGGAATCCCAGTTAATTTTTTCTAACGTGTTTGATAATGTGACGCTTATATATTTGCCTAACTGTTCTAAACTTTTAATGCTACTTTTATATGCGTCCAACATCTTATCGTTCGGCTTAAAGTTGGCAATTAAACCGCCCACTTCACCTGAACCAGCACCACCTGATCCGCCTGATGCACCAGCTCCAGCACTACCAGTAGTACCATTATCAGGCTCAACAATATTCAATTCATCAATCCCTAAAGTGTGAAGCTTCTTTGCATTTTTAGCAGCTTGTCCGAGATTGTCAGATAAATCTCCTGCGCTTCCAGCTGAATCCGCTAGATCTCCAGATACGTCTCCTAAATCGTCAGTTATTCCTCCGCCACTAATCTCAAATTCCCACCCGAAAATCTGACCAAGTGCGTTTAATACATTCTGTGTAAAATCAATGACTTTCGCCATGACTTTATTTAAAGTTTGTACAAATGGTTTAAACGCTGCGATAAAACCAGTTCCAATGACGGAAGCAAATTTCTTAATTTGCTCTTGCAAAATACGAATTTGGTTCGCCCATGTTCCTGCCGTGCGTGCAAAATCGCCCTGTGCTGATGTTGTATTGGCAAGCACGTATTGATAACGCAGCATCGTTTTTTCAGCTTGTGACATAGACTGAACATTTGCATCCAATCCATTTTTCATCGCCCACTCTGCAAGTGTTGCCTGTGTTAAATCCAAACCGTACGTACGAAGTGGTCTTGTTTCCCCTGTGAAGATAGCGGACAAATCTTCCGCAACATCTTTTTGACTGACATTGTAGAACGATGCCATATCCGCCGTTAATTGAGTCAATGTCAAGGATACATCTGCCATAGAGTCTGACAGTCCGACATATCCACCTGTTGCCTTATTCAAAAATGAATTTGCACTTTCAATGGAACTTGTATCAATTCCCATTGCAGACCCCATCGCTTGAAAACGGCTGGCATACTGTTTAAATGACAATTCAGACATTCCAAACTGTTTAATGGAGTTTTGTGCGTACTCTTCCACTTTGCTTGACATATCGCCAAATACAGTGTCTACAACATTCTGTACTTCCACAAGGTCTGATGCAATGGTTATGGAATCTCCTATTTTCCCAACAAATCGGAATAATAGCCAGTACGTTGCGTACATCTTTCCAAGTGCAGACGCAAGTCCTTTTGTTCCTCTACTTGCCTTATGTGTAGATTTTGTATAAGTATTAAGGCTTCCGCTAAGAGCATTCGCCGCACGACCGGAAGATGCGCCTGTCCGAGCCAATTTTGCCAATGCATTTGTCATATCAATCAAGTTCTGACTTACTTTAGGTGCTTTAGATAGTTCAGACATTAACTGTCGCATAGACTTAGCAAGCAAAGGTATGTTTTCAATCGCTTTTGTAGAGCTTTTATATCCAAGTTGCGATATTCCCTTTGCTAAGTTTGCAACTTGCTCAGATGTTTTAGACACATTCACTGAGTTAAGGCTTTGCAAGCCTTTCCCGAAACCTACAATCGCGCTTGCTGCCTTTGAAATCTGTCCACTGTTCAAATTTGCAATCTTTTCAATTCCCTTGGCAAATCTTGTATAATCTGCTGTTCCAACATTTTTTAAACCTTGCATAGAACGGCTTAGTTTATCTACACCATTTGCTACCCCAGATAAACCGCTTCCGTTGATTTTCGTGAGAGATGTGTTTAATGTCCCTAGTTTTGTTATCAATGTGTCAATTGCATTATTCGCTTTTCCAGCTTGCGCCTGTAATTGTATTTCAAGGCTGTCTACTGTAGTTCCCATTTCACACATCCTTCCTATAACTTTTTTAGGTCAGTGACTATCTCCGTTCAATAGCCAGAAAAAAACAGTAGGTTTTGACACACTACTGTTTATTATGATTAATTTCAAAATTTGTTTTCAGCGCTTCAAGTTTTGCAACAAATAATTCCCTTTGTAATTGCAACTCTTTTTCGGATAACGGTTCATTATTCTTTTCCGCCATTTCCAAAATAGGACTTTCGAAATATTTTGCTTTTGATTTTCTTTTATTCATTCCAGCTAATACTTGATCCAGAACAACAGAAAAGGCTTTCATATTGTATTGCCCCATGAGCCAATTTTCGTAATCCCTATCACGTAACATCAATTTATATGCTTCTGCATATATTTCTAATTTCTTTGGGGTAAGGCGCAAAAAGCTTTCATGAGAAATTCCCATTCTTAACGCATTTTTAAAGTATTCTTCCCATATTATTTTGTGGAAGTCGATTTTTTCTTGTGATCCTGTGGTGTTTTCGGCACTTTTTTCACTTCTTCCTCGTCCTGCTTGTTCATCTCCGCAACCATCTCCGTCAGACCCGTCAAATCGAAAAAACCATCTTCTTCCATCGTTTCTTTTATTTCTTCATAAAGCCCTTTAAAGGACATTTTTTTCTCTTTCATGTACTGTTTCATCAGTTTTTTTGATTCATCAAAAGTCACATGATGATGTTCCAATAATCCGGCATAAAAAGCATCTTTACAAATATGTGGCATATCAGATATCAAATCTGCTGTTCCGTCAATCATTGCAGCAGCAATTTCTACTTTGCTATTTTTACCTTCTAAATCCAATCTTTTTCCAATATAAGACATCGACAAAGCATTAAACATCCTTTGCACAACTGCTTTATTTTCTGCCGCTTCAAAACTAAATTCTAACATATACTGTTCATTCCCAATCTGAATTGTTTTCATATTTTTCCCTCCGATTAATCAGAGGGGGCAGTCCGAAGACTGCCCCGCTCATATTTTAATATGTTTCTTCAAGTTCTGTATAAGCCATTTCATCAGAAACGCTACTTAGACCGGCTTTTGTATCTAAGTAGCTTAAGCTCCCCCCACAACTTCAAAATCAACTTTTGTGTCCATTCCCTTAAACTCTTCAATAGTAAGGTTATTTTCCATTACGAGCAATTCGTTCTGACCAATCTCCGGCTGTGGGAGTGCTGTTGGTGGCTGTGCGATTACAAAGAATGATTCATCAAATCCCGGAATAATCGTCTGAAACCACATTCTTTTTTCACCTGTAAGCTTTGCGTATTCTTCGATAACCTTTTTCCATTCTTCTTTTGTTTCACTTGTGAAGTTTACACCGACAGGGAATGAACCTCCCGTATCTGCTGCCCCTCGGATATATCGTTTAACAGCATCTTCAACCGCAGACGCATCAATCTGCTCATTTTCAATCGTGATTCCACCAATTGAATTAATTCGATTAAGCTTTGTAAATTTAGCTGGTTTTTGTCCGGCAGTTGTTTCAACTCCATAACCAAATGTAATTCCTAATGTAGAAATTCCTGCAATCATATTTTTTCTCCTTTCCACCGCTAATTTTTTGCAGTAAGCGATCACTTTTTATGATCGGTCTTATAAAATATCGCCATCGGCTATCATTCGCCGAAAACGTGCTACTCTTCGATATGTACTGTCTGTGTTCTGAAATTCCGGTGTTGCAATTACTTGAAACCTCATTGTTTTCATAATTCGTACAACCTCATTCATCACTTCTTTCGCATCATTCATCTTGGTATTTGTTGTTACCTCGATCTGAAAAGAAGACCAAACAGCATTGATCGTATCTCCTTGTAAGTCTTCTCCTGTTTCCGCTCCCGTCATTTCGTGTATATACACGGTTGGGAATTTCGGAACAGTATCGGCTCTGTCAGAGTTTGTAAATTTTAAATTTGGATAACGGTCTTTCAGTTTTTTAGAAAACTGCGTCTTTATCCGAGTGATAACTTGTGATTCCAACATATCTAGCATATTACCGCCCTCCAAATACCTTTTTTGCAATCTGCGGAATCTCTTGCATGAGTTCCAATGATGTTTCATACATAAACGGTCTTGACGGCATACCTTGCGTAAAATACCATTTTCCATCTTTCGGATAGAACCATCCGTATTTTCCGGGCGCAATCTCAAAAATTGTCTTTCCGGTGTTATAATTCCACTCCACGCCCTCCGGGAATGGATATGGGTAGCTTCCCTCAAGTCCAAGTTGACCAGTACCAAATTCAACAAATGCCGAGTGCTTAGAATCAGCCACAATAAAAAAGATAACGGTGTTTTTATCTCCGTTACCTTTCCTTGTGTGTATGCTGTTTAAGAGTTCACCTGTAAATATTGCGTCAAGTGTAGTAACCCTTGCTTTCGCAATCTCTACACCTCGTTTCGCTAATTCCTCTGTGAATATTTCACATTTTTTATTGAGAGAATCTTGATATTCCCTCAACTGCTTCTGCAATTCTTGAATACTGGACATTGAAAAGATATTTGCTTTCAATACTTTCTTTGCCATGCTACTTCACAACCCTTTTCAGAAGATACCTTGTAAAATTAAGACTCGGCTGAACACGTTTAACGGTGTAATCAGCCGACTTTTTATCTACAATGGTATTTTGTTCGTCTGCATATTTAACTTCGCTCATATGCCAAATTAGAGACGTTTCATCAATAGGTATTCTATCTTTCTCCATAAGAAGAACAGCGTCATACTCACTGATATCAACTCCAAAAGACTTCGCTTCTGCTTCACCGCCAGACATTGCGATATTTCCTCGGAAATCTACTGGTTTTGAATAGCCGATTTCCATCTCTCCTGTTTCTACCGGAACTTTCTGACCATCGATCTCAATGTATATGATGTTTCCGTCTTCGTCTCTCTCATAAACTGGAACTTCTCCGACTTGTAACGCATACTTTAAATTCTGCTTGTTTTTTTCTAAAAGTCGCATACAGAGACCCTCCTTATTTTACGCGTAGCTTCTGCCCCGGATAAATTAAGTTCGGATTCTGAATACCGTTCAGATTTGCGATTGCCTGATAATTAGTACCGTATTTAGCAGCGATTCCAGAAAGCGTATCCCCAGACTGGACTGTGTAGTATACTGCACCGCCGCCGGAGGAACCATTAATCTTGTTTTGTACCTCATTGTACCGGTTTCCAAGCGCCGCCTTTCTTGTATCTCCATTTCCATATTTTCCCGCATAAACTTCTTTCACAAGTGTATCTACAGAGGCAGATGCAATATAGTTAATCA